GTTCATAAGAAGCTCTGTCTCAGAAACTGGCCACTCTTGACCGTCGATCCAGTTTAAACCAAGCAAGAAATATGGAAAGAATTTATCGCCCATCCTAGTTGGGTGATACGGCTCTCTCAACCATGTCTTGCCACCGTCTGCCCAAGTATAAACGCTTTGTGTTACTCTGTCCCAGTACTCCCAAACACCAACAGCTAAGTTAACGTCTTCCGTGCTTTGTATCTGCATGCCCTCATCGCGAGTTAAGCGATTGAGAATGCCTGCATCAGTTCGTTTATAGATTGTAAACTCTTTCACTTTCTCTTTTGAGATTTGAAACCTATCACACACATCCTCTGGCGTCATCCAAGTTACATTAGCAATCCACTTAGCTGAGTGATACTCTTGCAGGGTATCTAATGAAGTATCCATTCTAAAATCTTCAGGTCGTACAAAACCAAGGTTCAACCCTTCGCGCTGCATAACCTCTACTTGTGCCTGTAGACCAGCCATTGTGTTTTTTACTTCTTCTATTAACTCATCTCTATCTCCAGAATAAGTTCCACCCTCCATCAGAGCCTTTACGTCAGATTGAATTCTAGCTAAACTATCTTGTGCGTCATTGAACTCTCTACTCACAAGAGGATCTGTATAGTAATCTCTTTGGTAAGTTACTTTAACGATACCGATCTTACTTGTCATGCAAGATCTTAGAACTTGTTTGGCAACCTTTTTAAGATCGGCTCTTTCTAATTCTTCGTTTAAGATTATTTGCAGTGTCTCAGCGAAGGCATTAGAAACTCTATATTCAGAACTACCAGCATCCACATACTTATTGGGTTTGATTTTGATCTCTGGATTCTTAGCATAGATATATGGCAATAAACCCTGTAGGGTCGCATGAATGATATTACCCTTTATTGCCCTTCCGCCTTCGAATGCAGCTTGAGTCGCATCCATCAACTGTGATCGTGCATTGAGTTTACCTAACGCATAAACACGGGCGTGCTCTATCTCTTTATAATACTTCTTCCATTTCTTATACGACAACTCTACGTTCTTCTGGCAATTCTTCAACATCCCATCGGAGTCGGCAGACACCTGAGATTGAAGCCCCATATCGTCAACTAAAATATCTAGATCGGCCATGATTCATTCCTGTTATATAAAGTATCTAATTGATCCAACCATTCTAAAGTAAATCTTTCTGGAGCTTTTTTCTTTGCTGCGGGCTTTACAGTTCTTGCCCTTCGTAGCATTAAACCATACCTAGTAGCATCAAATAAATGATCCTCTGCGCTAGTATCTATATCCTCGACCCTCTTTGGGTCAGCAGGTAATGAAGGCACCGTTCGCAACCAATGTTTACATGTGTTAAAAACCTTTAGGTTTTCGTTAGCCAAACGATCAACAATTTCCTGTAAACCCTGGATCCTAGATCCCGGACCTTTCGCGCTAGACTCCCAAACAACACCATAATCAGCAAATACGTCTGCAACACTTTTATGGCGACCATCACGCATGAAGATCGCAGAATCGGCCACATTACTTTTAAACTTGATCTTAGCTTCTTTTTCATTTTTTTCTGCATCTAATATATCCCTTGCTATTTCTTCTATTGGTGATTCACTTCCTTTGTTAGGTTTAGAGCTCCAATAGCGCTCTCTATAGATATAGATTATACCATCATAGTCCTGAGTAAACCAGACGCATCCAGCTGGAGATTTGTATCCATGGTCATAAGATTTCCACCTCTTCCATTCCAGAGGAATCTCAAAAGGTTCTACGATATGTATCTTTGGATCCCATACGCCCTCGAAGAAAGCGCCTGGCGCTATGTTCCAATCGCCATCTAACCATGCCTTTACGAGCCATTCTGGTCCACTCTTTTTGATCCGGTCAACGTAACCCGGGTCGTTCTCCATCAGAGGGGTGTTATCTTGTATCTTCGAGGGGATAAAAATCGATTCCCCGCCCTCGTTATCGATGTATCTTTCTTTTACCCAGTTATGCCCGGGCCCGCCTGGGTTAGCAGAAGCTCTGAATAGAACCGGCACGCCGGCAGCAGAACGCATGGTTGCACCGAGCATATCGATAGGTTCTGGCGATGGCCAGTTACCAAGTTCGTCAAAGCCTAGGAAAGTTACAGAAAAACCCTGCAGCTTCATAGCATCAGCGTCTTCATCAAGATGTTTAAGCTGTAGCACAGCCCCGCTGGGCGAGACCCATTTTCTCTCACCAACCTTCCATTCCCAGCCTTCCTGTACGAAGACGTACTGGCCTAACTTGATAAGCTCGCCCGTTTCTGGAAACGACCTGCGGAACAGAAGGCCTTGCGCCTCTCTTCCGTATTTCTCTGCATGCTTGCGAAACGCTAAAAGCATTCCAACGCTTTTAGAACCTCCCCGCGCTCCGCCAAACAGTATATGAGGATGCTCACTATCAACAAACTTCTTCTGTGGACCTTCGAGTGCTGTCCAGCGTGTCTTCCGCGCTTCCATGCGTCGTTGCATCTCTGATAGTAATAGCGCACGGATTTCTTCCTTAGGTAACCCGTTAGCTAGAGCAATTGAAAGACTCAAGCAGCACCGCCCGCCGTTTCGAAGAAAGTCACAACGTCTTCAGGGCAAGGTACTAGGTAGGTTATATAATCCGTTGTGAAACCATTGTCTCCATAGAATCCAGTTGGATCCCAAATCTCAGTCGTTCTTGTCCAAACGTTAAAAACACCTTGATCTTTGTTATATTCTATTTTAGTTGTCGCACCAATTAAAATTAAAGTGAACAAAGCGGTTGCACCAGCAGTATGCCCCGCAGCGGTTGTGCCCTTCACACCACGGTCAGCAGTGGAAGAAACTACAAACTCATCAAAACCACTAGCACTGGTCGCTGCCTTATTGATAGAGGAATAATAGAAAACCTCTGAACCAATTTGCACGTACCCAGAAGCGGGAAAAAACTTTAATGGAGTAGTACCTACAGCAGTTGTCACGGGTATAACGAGTGTCGTAGCTAGGATTGTTACCTGTAGGTAGGGTTCCCCAAGCACTTGAGACGTACCCATATAAGACCCAAAAGACCCCGGGTTTTCAACAAGTCCAACGTCTGCGCTTGTCGGAGCCCAAGCTTGATTATTAATATAATCGATAACATCCTTTGCACCTTTATTATAAGCAGGAACAACCAGCTTGCTGATGTTCTTGATAACGGCCATTTAGGCTGGGTACGTTCTTTTGCTTGGTCCCGTAGGTCTTGGTGTTGCTTTGGCATGTTGCACACGGTCTGCCCCGTTTTTGCTGCGTGTTGCTTAGCTTGTGCAGCACCTTTCTTTGTATACGCGAAATGTTTGTTTCCTACTTTAGGCATTATGCTTTCCTCGCTTGTTTAATTCCAGGATATTCCCGCTTCACAGCAGACTTGACCCGCGCCTTCAGCGCTGGTGATCCATGTTGAGAAACTCTAGACAAAGCATTTCTCGCATGGCTTGCATCGTTAATAGGATAACTTCTATCAGGACCTGCAAAGTCTTTGGATGGGATTGCTTTTCTTTTTGCTGTCGTCAATCTAGCCATTAATAATACCCACGCTCTGGCATCATTGCCCAATACTCTTCTTCTGTTGTTGGCTCCCAAAGTTCACCTCGACTCCACATTCTACCATCGCCACTTCGCATGCCAATTGGCATCTCTACCATTTCACCAGTATACGCATCCATACGCTTCTCTGTTGATGGTGTTCTATACGCAGATTCGAAAGCGTCCCGCTCATATGCAAGCCTATCATACTCGTCCGTCTTTCTACGCATATAATCGATATCATCCATCTTGGTAGGGTCTATACCAGCTAGTCCCTCTTCCCACCCTGAAGCGGAACTAAAATCTATTGGATAACTACCTGGTCTAGGTTCGCCAGTGAGAGGGTCTGCACGGCGTTCATGTGCACGGATTCTCATCTTGTCCTCGTAGCCACGAGCACCTGAATAGTCATCTTCTAGTCTAAATGGTGGACTCGTGTCGCGGTATACTGGTCCTGCACCACCGCCCATGTATGACGCCTTTATGCTTCCAGGATCGAATCGTCTTATTGCCATATCAAACTCCTTATGTTAATGCAATATAACAATCTAGATCAAACGGTAGTAATTGATTGTAACCCGTAATCTTTAATAGATCTGCTAGCGCTGGTACACTTACTGTACCTGATGCTACTCCTTCTAAACCGACTTGAGCTGACATCATAAGCGTCTGTCCAGGATTTACAGCAACCCAACAATTAGATGCAGCCGATGCTAAGTTAATACCAGCAACCGCAGTATCATCTTTGTTCGTTATTCTGATATACTTAACGTTAGCTACTATAAACTTACCCGGTGCAATTACTGTACCGAATTCAAATAATGTTCTAAGAGCGCCGACGTCTACAGTCACGATGCGTTGACTAATCTCGTTGATTGACCCAACAGTTAAAACGTTTGAGGCATCCATCCTGGAGCCATTCAGAGATATAGCTTCCGTTACAGTTACAGTTAGCGTCCCAGATGAAATAGTTGAAGTCATTACACGTAATCCGTTTTCAGTAGGTTAAGATAAACATAACCATCGATGCCCGAAACTGGTGTTACCACAATATCAGCATTAGTTGCATCGCCTGGTTGCGTTGCCCCGTTTGGTATTGAATGATTGAAAGAGCCTGTATAATTAACGTTAGTAGCATCTGTCGTGCCAGTCCCAGTGAAAGATATATTAACTGGAGAATCAACCGACCATTCCATACTAGTGATCGTAAACTTCTTAAACCCATTTGTTCCATCATACATGCCACGTAAGGTACTAGCATCCACGGTCATACCTACACCGCCATTATAAAAACTTACCAGAGCATGTGTATAACCGCTCTGATCCGCGTTGGTTGTCAAGACAGCCGTAGCCGCAGCAGATGAACCCCCGCCGCCCGAAAATGAAATAGTCGGTGCGGTAACATAACCTTCTCCAGCACTAGTAATAGTTACAGAGTCAACTGTTGCACCATCTAGTACAGCAGTCCCCGTTGCGGTTGTTCCATCTACCGGGGCTGTAAAAACTACTGTGGGTGCCGATGTATAACCAGTACCAGCAACTGTTATCGTTACCGAAGCAACACTCTTACCACCATTGAAAACATCATTTAGAATTTTTACATTAGCACCCATTAGTTAACCTCCGTTCCGAGTTCAAACTCATTTATTAAGCCTAACAGCTCTTCGTCAGAGATGCCACGCACTGATTCATTTACATTAATATTCTGGTCTAGCGCCCTCATAGAGGGTACACATCGCTCAACCAGTATCCGTGCTGCCTGTACATCTCCTTCCTTAGCTGCATTAGCCAGAACCTCAATAACGTCTGGCAAGTGGTCGCTAATCTGACTCCTCAACTGAGCCATTGTTCTCTGACTTTTCCTGGGTCTCCCTTTAGGATTCCCGGATTGTCCTTCTTTCCAGGGCATTAGTACATTCCTGGATTCATTGGATATTCCATAGCCCCACCAGCCGGCGTTGTTGGCATCTCATTTGGGCTTCCACCCTCAATCGCCATCATGATCCTCTCAACCTCTGGGTCACCAGACTGTAGCTTGGTGATAACCTCTTCAACAATCTCCTGCCCGTGATCCATAACTAAAGCTTCTATCACCTGTGGTTCAAGTCCATTGTTGGCAACGGTTTCCAGAATAATATAAATAGATTCTTGTCTGTGTTCGCCGCCTGGTGCAACATTAGGCGTCATCTCTGGACCACCAAGATCCATCGGTGCTCCTGGCGCTGCTTGCCCCATCTCTCCTGCTAAACCCCCGAATCCTGCCATATTCTTCTCCTCGTTAGATAATCTCCTCCCCAGGTGCCGGA